GGCCTGGGCTTGTGGGTTCTGCCCCATAGTTTTCTGGATCATCGGATCCTGCATCAGGGCCGTGTGGACTTGCAGGTGCGCCTCGTGATCCTGGTGTACGAACGCTTTCAGGGGCTTGCCCTTGAGCACGTTCATGTTTTCAGTCACGGGATCCATAGGTTTGCGATCTTCAGGCAGCGCGACGAGCTTGTCTGCGTTCTTGATCCCCAGCACCTCCAGCATGCCGCGGTGCAGCTGGGGCAGGTCATATATCTGCGGTGCGCTCTGGGCGAGCTGGATGACGGCCTGGTACTGCACAACGCGCTGGGCCAGCGTGGTGGCGTTGGGGTCGGACACCGGGATAATGTCAACGTGCTTGAAGTCTTCTTTGCGGGCGCTCTGGCGGCCAGTCTCAGGCTCGTAGCTGTAGTCTTCGTCGGCGTAGTCGGCGATGATGTCTTTCAGCAGCCCCAGCTCTTGCTTGAGCGCGTAGTGAACACGGGCCTGGACGGCAGACATGACTTTAAGCTGTCGCTCAAGCAGGGCCAGGGTGGTACCCACCGGCGCCTGGGCTGACATGTCGCTGATCTGCATGTCTGCGGTGGCTGCGAAGCGCCGACCTTCTTCAACGATGGTGTTGAGCAGGTTGTACAGCGTGCCGCTGGGCTCCTTGTACGGCAGGGGCAGAATGTTGTCCCGCATGGAGCCGGAGCCGATGTCCACATCACGCCACTCACCCGGAGCGATCGGAGTGTCGTCACCCTTGATGCGCAGGCCGCGAGACTTCAAGCCACCGGGCAGGTTAGACAGCGTACCGGCGTCTACCAGCTGGCGCATGATCGAGGTGGCCGACTTGGCGAAGCCGCCGATCAGGTGGAACAGCCCGAAGCCGTAGGCGCCGAAGCCTGGGATGTAGTTGTACTGAACAAAGTGCTGGCGCTTGAGCTGCAGGTCGTCTTCTTCTTTCCAGTTCCGCCGTATCGACAGCACGGTGTTCGTGCCACGGATCAGCGTGACGACGTAGGGCAACTCGATGCCGGTGGGCTCGCCATCGTCCTCGTGCTCAAAGCCGGGCAAGTCCAGGTCAACGCAGCACTCGTACAGCACAAAGCGCTCGTCGTTGATGTCGCTGAAACCCGTCTCTTCGTCCTTGGCCTTCTGGATGTCGTCCTTGGTGTGTTCTGGCTCGCCGAGGTCTACTTCTTGGTAGAACCCAGCGTTCTGCAGCTTGAGGATCTCGTTCTTGGTCTTGCGCATAACGTGCGTTACGCGGTACGAAGAGCGGGCATCGGCTACGCCGTAGGGCAGCAAGATGTCTTCTGCGGGGACAAACAACGAGACGGGGCGGTTAAGACTGGGGTCGAAGTACACCTTCTTGAACGCACAGCCTGCTGCTGGCAGGTTCCACAACATGCGCTCGTGCTCTGGGCGAAACTCCTGCATGCGCTCGGTGAGCTGGTAGTTCATGTCCTCGATGACGCGCTGCGCGGCTTCCTTTTTCTCTGGCGTCTCTTTGCCGATGATCTTGGTCTTAACGGGGCCGGCTGCGGGGAACGTCTCGGTGATCGTCTCGCTCTGGAACCGGACAACAGCCTCGGTGATCATGGGGTGGAACACGCCACAAGCGCCGTTCCAGGGCTCGGTGCGCTCCTCGTATTTCAGCCCGAGCAGTTTAAGCCCGTCAACGTAGGCGCTCTCCCAGTCTTTGCGACTGTTGCGGTCGTTCTGGATACTCTCTTCAAGCTCAGACGCCATGCTCTGCATCTTGCCCGCGTCCATATACTCGGCAAGGTTCGCGTTGAAGTCCTCAGCGCTGGGCTCTCCCGGCTTGATTGTGAGCGTGGTGTCGCCTGCATGCACCGATACTTCTTCGGGATCGACAATCTCGATCTCGATCGGCTCCGCGTTGTCTTGCTCTAGACCTTGGGGGGCCTGGTACAGACCTTTGTCCATCGAATTGGTAGCCATGTGAATCCTTAATAGTAGGCAGCGGAGCGGCGGCGAAATAACTGCGGCTCGTCTTTGCGGTCAGACGATAGCGATACAAAGCCCCCGCGTCTATAGCGCGCTAAGGACATCGAAACGCAATTGTGTACTAGCACCCCGTTGGCATAAAAACATTGCGCATCTTCAACCGCCAGATTGAACACCTGCCGCTTTTCGTTTGTTGGCGCGATAGTTTCGACAGACGCACGATTGGCTACAAAAACGGGCGCGTAGAATTTTTGCGGTAAACGCCGCCCCACACATTTCACACGCCAACCGGTAAGGGTTCTCGTTGCGTTGTGCCCGAGCTGCGTCCAGCGCAATTCTTGCTGCTCCGCCTGTTCGGAAGTTTTTTGCAGAGACTTCTGAGTGCCAACGGCGCCCCTCTTCGCTTGAGTGCCATGCAGATGCTTTATCCCGAATAGCCGCCAAGTGCTCCCGCATAGCGGGCGGGCAAACGCCCCTACGCTCTTCAGCGTGCTGCGCAAAATGCTCAACGGCTGAGACCAATGCCAAGTTCTCGATGGCGTTGTTCCCGGTGTCATGGTCAATGTGGTGCACATGGTGCTTGGCAGGTATGGGGCCGTTATGGTGCTCCCAAACAGCCCGGTGTAAAAGTTTATGCCCGCCGGTACGCATGAAATATTTTCGATGCGTAGGGCGCGTGGCTTCAGGGTAACGTCGGTACGTGTGGCCATTAAAAACCACTGTTTCGCGTGCGATACCTTCTTTTTTAGGGAACACCATGTTGACCCCTTTACAGATGCGATCTTTATTGTATCTGTACTACGCACATCTTCCAAGCGAATCCATCCGCGTGTTGTAGCAACGGGGTGGTTTGGTGTTGCCTCAATAGTCTGACCTTGGTGTGTTCGCAAGCGCATAGTGGCGTGCACTCCCGTGCATACCGCCGTTTGTACGCGTCTAGGCCCTTTTGGTGTGTGAACAAACGCCCCTTCCTGCACATCCTCAATAGCCCGCGTTGTGCCGTCTGCCAGCAGTATCTGCGTACCGGCTACAAAACAATCGACGTAATCATCGTGCTCGCCGTGGGGGAACTCCGCACATTCATTTATAACCTCGAACGCCCAGCGGTGATCGGGCGCCCAGACAACTTTATCGAACAGCAGGGGTGCCACCGCGTTAACCCGTGCTCTCTTGTCGTTGGACACACCCGCGCCGGCGCGTGAGGGGCTGTACTCCTCAACGATCATGTCCATCTGGCGCAGCTCCTGGATGAGCGGGGCACCAGCAGCCTTCTTCTCAATCAGCAAGCACTCGGGCTGCCACTCTTTGTACTCGTCCAGCGCCTTTTGCTTGAGCTGTGGGAACTCCCAGCGCCCCTTGATGGCGTTGAGCATGATGAGTTCGTGGCGGTTGGTCGTCTCGTTGAAGAACACGCCCCATGTAATACAGGCACTAAAGTCGTTGTGGCTCTTGGTGTCGTGCGCTGTGTCCCAGACCTGCATGACGAACTCCACATCGGGCGGCTCGTCCTTCTCCCACAACTGCCACCACTCGCGCTTGAGTAGGGCACCTTCTTCCGAGGTGGGCTCCTGCATATACTGAGCGGCCCAGAACTGGGGCTGCATACCGGCCTTCTTCGCCAAAAGCTGATCCAGGGGCCACTGCGCAGGCCACAGGCTCTTTCCTGAAGGGAGTATGGCCGGGAACCTCACTTCGTTCCACGGCGTGCTGTTGGGGTTGTTAGCTGCCCAGGCCAGCGCTCTCCCAATCGGGTCTTTTCGCCCCCACCGTGTCCCTATCATCACTATTTTGCCGCCTGGCATCAATCGCTGCAGAGGCCCCACCTGCATGTACTCCCAAGCGGTGGCAAACGCCGCGTCTGGGTTAGCTAGGATGGCCTGCTCGGATACAAGGTCATCACAGACCAGACAGTTGTGAGTTCTTAACCACGCCCCGCCACATTTTGCATAGAACTCATGCGCCGTGTCAACGGTTATATCTACCAAAGATACGTCGGAAACGACACGGCGCAGGCTATGCACTTTTACATAGCCTAAAAAATTGCTCGTAAACCAAGCAATTAGTCTAGCCCATATCGCCATCTAAACCCTCCTGAAGTCGTGTTACCTCCGCAAAGACACTTCTGTAACGCCGCCCTAGATATGCCGGTTGCGTCCGCCGCGTCTTTTGCGGTGTCAAAGACGGCAATAAGCTGCCCAGACAGGGATAGCTGCTCTACGCGTTGTTTTCTTGGCTCTGCAACGTCAAAAAGTTTTGCAAAGCGAACGGCAATGGTTGCCCGATTAACTCCGTGGTGTTGAGCCCATTGTGTCAGTGTTCGACGCGTTCCCCCAATTTCTATGTAAATGTTGTCTACCCGGTTGTTTGCCTGCTCTTTCGGTAAAGACCAACGAAGATTGCCGGGCACATACCCTAAGTCGTTATCTATGCGGTCCAACGAATGCTCTGGAGATGGGCGCGGGCCAACATGCCCAGCAAAAGCCGGGAAGTCGTCCGCCCAATCGGCATAAAGCACTATGCCGCGCCCCATATAGTGCGTGGTGGCCCTGTTGTCCGCCTTTCCAATCACGCCGCAACGTCGGCGAATGCCTTTCCATATCCCATACAGCGGGTTAGTCTTGGCGTTGACCATCTGCTGCCACTCACAGTTCCCCGGCTCAAAATTGGCGGATGTGTCTAACCTTCTCAAAAGCGTTCCTTCCGGCTTTTCGCCCATGTCTTTTTTGAAGTTGTCAAACTCGTGCCATCGATCGCAGACGCGAACACCTTGCCCGCCGATGCTGGAAAAGTCTTTGTCGTTAGCGTTGTAGCAACGGCTCATCAT